AATCTTTACACTTGTTGGTGTGATTGTTGGTGCAGTCCTTACCAATTGCATCCACATTCTACACAAACCAAACTCTCAAATTGAAGAACAACTCTATCGCAATGGTGGACATTATGGATCAGAAGACTAGACTTATTCTTGCTCTTCAACAAACAGAAAACATCTATAGTCTACTGCAAGATGGAGAATATGCTGGTTTCTTTGCTTCTCATCTATTGCCTATTAAGTATGAAATTGAAAGGCAAATCCATTGCTTGACAAACACAAATAAATAATAATACCTGCGTTGGGTGACACTTTCCAGGTAAGAAAGGAGGCAGAAATGCCTCCTTTATCATATAAATATTATGTCACTCAACAGCAGAGTAGTTATGCCTTCAACAGGTAAAGTTTACTGTGCTCATTGCATTTTTACAGGAAAAAAATACATTGGGCAAACTGTAAAAAATAATCTTAATTTGAGAATCAATGAGCACTTTATGGATTGTAAGAGATGCAATCATAAGTTTGCGAATGCTCTTAAGAAATATGGAAAAGAGGGATTTATTTGGGGAATTGTAGAGGAATGTAATTTATCTACTTTAGATGATAGAGAGATACATTGGATTTCCAAATACAAAACTGTAGAAAATGGGTATAATCTTTCTCCTGGAGGTGGTCAACCATCAGAATATTTCTGTAAAGAATATTTGGTAGAAACGCCATCTGGTGAAAGAATAAAAATTCTAAATTTATCAAAGTATTGTAGAAACAATCATCTTAATGTAGGACATCTTCATGAAACTCTTTATGGAAAAAGAATTCAACATAAAGGATATAAACTTATACCAAGAAATAATGAAGAAATTAAAAGATATGAAAATGAAAGAAAAGTAAGAGAAGATACAAGTAGAAAAGGTCTTAAAGGGGAAAGAAACGGGAGAGCGATCCTTAACTGGAATAAAGTTGAACAAATACGTCAAATGCACTCTTCTAAAAAATATAAAAATCAAGAAATAGCAAATATATTTGGTATTAAACTTGGAACACTTGAAAAGATAGTATCAAATAAACTATGGACAGTTTAATTTCCGCACACTTGACTTTTGAATAAAAACCTCCTATGATATCAATGTTAAACACAAGAGGTCAATGAAGTACCTGTATTTGGTGGATCATTTTATTCCAGCACCTTTTTCTGATGGTGGACTTTGGAATGTTGTTGCGGAAGATGATAATGAATGTTTTGAGTTGATTGCTGCAGAAGATAATGAACTTAATCTAAACTATTATCCAAAACTAAAAGAGAATATTCTCAAAGCACAAAAGTTCGCACTACAAGATGATTATGAGTCTGGTATTCTGGAGGCATTTACCACATGACACAACTTTATCGTATTGAAGAATTGTTTACCAATGATTGGCAAGTTATTGATGAAAATGCAAAACGTCTGACTAAGGAGCAGTGCGATGAGCGTTTGAACTATTATCTCTCTGCAGGTTATAATCCACAATATCTTCGTGCAGTTTTGGATGTTGACTGAATTTCCTCACAAAGCACCCAAAGGTTATTCATATGTTTTTGAAGACTTCAAACGCAATGTTACTTCAATCTGGATTGTTAATCACTCTCATTTCATCTATTGTGGTAAGTGTGATGTTTCTAGCATTTGGGGATTCTACAATTCAAAAACAAAAGAATACCACGCCCCAATCAATAGTAAGACCATTGGTGAGTGTGTAAATATTGGAGATACAACACCATACTCAGCAATGATACCCAAACTCACTCCATTAGAGCAATGTATGTTCCCAAGGTAAATGATTATGTAACTTGGTCTAAAGGTGTAGAAGGATGGGTATACTTTTCCCATAAAGAATATATTACTATTGAGGTTGATGTAAGACCAAAGGATTTAATTAACTATCAGGCATGTAGTCTTCATCGTAACGATAGATTGTTGGTCTTGTGTTATTCAAATCAATGGAAAGAGTTGAAGTATGTAAGGTCAAGAGAATCAGTCTATGAAACCTAAAAACGCCTGGAGATGGTGGGCAGCAACAGTAAGTCTTGGCGGATTGGTTGCGTAAGTCCCACATTTATGCTATAAATACTAATAGTCACGCCAAGACTTACAATGAAAGAATATTATACCTACGCATATCTGCGTGAGGACGGAACACCATACTACATTGGTAAGGGTAAATTAAATCGCGCATTTAAAAAGCATAAAGTCGGAACTCCACCAAAAGATAGGATTTTATTTCTCAAAAAGAATCTAACAGAGGAGCAATCATTTTTGCATGAAATGTATATGATTTCTGTTTTAGGTAGAATAAATTTGGGAACAGGTATTCTTGAAAATAAAAATGCAGGAAGTAATGGATCCTCTGGAAAAGTTTATTCTCAAGAAGAAAGGGAAAAAATAAGAAAAGATGTTTTAGGTAGAAAATGGTGGAATAATGGAATAGAAAACTCACAAGCAAAAGAATGTCCTGGAGATGATTGGGTTATTGGTAGAATAATAACTTGGGACGAAAATACAAGATTAGAAAATATGAAGAAAAGTGCCTCTAAAATAATATATAAACTTACTCATATAAATGGAGAAATAGCATATTGTAGAAATCTTCACGAAATTGGTCAAAAGTGTGGAAGTAAATCGGGTTTTTATAGAGTTCTATTTTCGCAAAGAAACTCTTATAAAGGATGGATTTGTGTTGAAAAGTGTGATAATATTGATGTTGAATTGAATGATCAAAAAATTATTGATTTATGTAATTTGCACCTCAAAAAAACATATAAAATAACACATGAAGATGGAAGAATTATGTATAGTAATAATATCACAAAATTGGGTAAAGAATATGGTAGTGCTGACGGATTTTGTAGAGTAATGAGAGGAAAAAGAAAATCATATAAAGGGTGGATCTCTGTTGAAATACTATGAAAAAGAAAAAACGATTACTTTACTACATTTACTGTGCTCTTGGTGAAAAATCGCATCCAAAATGTAATAAGACTGCGGATAGAGTTGCTTTTATTAGACTATTCATTACTTCACAGATTCTAATTACAAACTTTTTCATTATTTTCGGCGTCGTTGTAAACGTTTCTTCTATTATACATCATTGGAATGACAATAAACATGAAATACCAAGTCATCTACCACAAAATCAAAAAGAAAAGCAAATCGAAGCAAATCGCAACTTTCTATAAAATTGAAGATGCTTGCATGTGGGAGAAGCATGTTAAGGAGCAAGGATTTTTGGAAGTTGAGGTTGTGCCAGTTTTTTAGGTGGCACACTGCCGATTGCCAATTCCATGTTCTGGTCTTATACTACTAACAAGCGGAACAAATCCGCACTACCACTTGAAACTCAAATTATGATTACCGAAACTCGTCATCCCTTCACCATCGCTCGCACCTTCACCAAAGAAGAGTCGAGTGCAATCAGCATGTTGGAACTGATTCCTTCTGCTGAAGGTAATGACTCTTATGATGTGCTGGTATCCTATCATACTTCTGATAAGGTCTACCATTATGAGGTGGAGGACGACGCCACTGCCCAACTGTGGTACAGCATCATGAACGATCCTGAAGTGTGCTCCCTGACCTCCTGGGGCACTCTGGTGAATCGTGCCCGTGCTCATGGTGACATCGTGGAGGTGTGACGATCTAATAACCGTCACAAGGGGCATTTCGGGAAACTGGAATGCCCTTTATAATATACGTGTTCATTCAAATAAATCATGGAAACTACTGAACTCACGGAAGAAAACTATTGTGATCAACAACCAGTCACGATGGAATTTACATTTGAAGAGCATGATCTTCTGTATGACATTTTGTGCCATGCATCAGATTGGATATATCTTGCATGTCCAAATCTTCACGAAATGCCAGAAGACTCTGAAATTCGGCAACGTTTTAGAATGCTTGAACAAATGAGGCATAAATCTAATCAACTTTGGAAAACCCGTTTTGGTAATTGACTATGAATTTTGGTGATCTTGCATTCTTTCCACATCGTAACTACCCAGATTCTGGTATTCAAGCGAAACATTTTTTCCCAAATGGATATGGTGTGAGTGTAGTAAAATTTCCTGGTTCATATGGTGCTGAAGCAGGACTGTATGAGGTGGCAATTCTCAAAGGACTTGAAGAAGACTGGGAAATCTGCTATGATACTCCCATCACGGATGATGTAATTGGTTATCAATCCGTGGAGGATATTGATAATCTTCTCTCACAAGTTGAATCTCTTTAATTATGACACAAACATTTAACGTTGGTGATATTGTCACCAAACAATACGGCAAAAAACCTGCCGAAGTTACTTACGCCCCAAGTTATTCTGGGGGACAATTTACTTGTAGGTATCTTGAATCCAAACAAACTTTTTATGCCCGAGACTACGAACTAAAACTTTACGATGAGGAAACTGAAATGACTTCTGATACTAAAACTCTTTATTCTTTCACTGTTGATGGTACTGTTGCCTATGGTACTCACATCGGCACTAACAGTAACAACCAATACCTGATTGAAGAAAAGGGTACTGGTAAGATTCACGTCTTTGATAAGAAAGATCTGGAAGAAGTTGTGCCTTATACTTTCAGTGCCACTATGGGTGGTAAAGAGACTCATTATGTCGGTACTCCTGGTGCTCTGAAGAAAAATGATGTGCTACTCTATACTGGTTCCAGCACTCCTCAGGTTGCCGTGGTGACTGGTGTGGATACTAAGAACAAAAGCGCCCGATCCAAGTTCAAGGGTGCCAAGATCGTCACTGAGGCAATCTGAAAACTGGCACAAGGGCACTCCACAGGTGCCCTTTGATGCCTTATAATACACAGGTAATCAACGAAATCCAATGAAACTTGTCGGTCTTGCTTTTGGTGTAATTGTCCTTGCTGTTGCTGGACTATTCTTTGAGGCATGGTTGCTTGGAGTGATTCTGTCTTGGTTTGGTGTGACACTGACATTCTGGCAGAACTTTGCTATCATCTTCCTTGCTAATGCTATTTTCAAATCTAACGTATCTTCCAAATGAAACCTATTCTTGCTATTGTAGGTGGTGTTGCTCTTCTTTGGGGTGTTGCCTACCACCAACTTATCTTCACTGCGTTCTTTGGACCTAAGTTTGAGAATGTTCGTAGGAATACCTTTGAGCAATCAAAGTCCTTCAGAGACGGTTCCCTCCAAGAGTTAGAAAATATGAGATTTGAATATATAAAAGCATCTCCTGAGCATAAAGTTGCTTTAAAGGATATTATTATTCATAGAGCAACAGAAGTTCCAGAAGACGCAATGCCTCAAGATCTTTATAATTTCATTCAAGGTCTTAAAACTAATTGATAAACTGAAATGAAACCAGTAAAAATTACAGCAGAAATCACAGTCACTCCTGAAATGTTTATTGAGTGGTGTGGTCAAGATGATTATCTAAAGAATGAAGAAAAGTATAAGGATTATGTTGAAAGTTGGGTTCATTCCAAGTTTAGTTCTTATGGTAAATTTTTTGGAAAATATGATTATTTCATTAATAAAACTATACCCGATAATGGAAATGGTTTGAAAATTATTATTCAGGAAGTTTAATAGGACACCTGAACAACTGGCACAAGGGGGGTTCCAAAGACCCCTCAAATGCCCTATAATGACTTTATACACACAGAAACCTAATGACTGAAAACTACCCCGAGTTCGTTCCTTTTCCTAAGATTCCCCGTCTTCATAAAGAATGTGTAGTTACTGAAAAGATTGATGGAACTAATGGTATTATCTACATCACTGACGATGGAGATATGTTTATCGGAAGTCGCAATCGTTGGTTGAGTGCAGAGTCTGACAATTTTGGATTTCATCGTTGGGCATCTGAAAATAAAGATGAACTGATGAAACTTGGTGCTGGTCGTCATCACGGAGAATGGTGGGGTAGTGGTATTCACCGAGGTTATAATCTACCCAAAGGTGAGAAAAGGTTCTCCTTGTTTAATGTGAGTATCTGGAACGAAGAAAACCTTCCTGCTTGTTGCTATGTTGTTCCTACTCTTTATACTGGAGAGTTTAGCACTAATGAACTTGATGATGCGATGGATAAACTTTGGGATTATGGTTCTGTTGCCTCTCCAGGGTTTATGAATCCTGAAGGAATAATTTTATTTCATAGTTCGGCAAATCATTACTTCAAGGCACCTTTTGATAAAAATCATAAGGGTTGAGGACACCTGACGAACTGGCACAAGACCCCTCCCATTCCCCCCAATCCCTGCTACAATTACAAAGTAATCAACAAAACCATGAAACCTTTTATTGCTCTTGCTTCAATCGCACTTCTGAGTGTAACTCTTGTTGGGTGTGAAGAATATGGAGATTCTGATGATAAGCAACGTGCTCAACAAGAACGCATTCTACAAGAAGGTACGGCACAGACTGGTATGCCTGCCATCAAGAACTTTCGTGAACGTAAATTGCTGAAGCAGATTATTGAAATGCGTGACCAAGATGGTCTGGTGACTTATACTTACACTGTTCCTGAAACTACTGGTCGTCCAGTGTTTCTATGTAATTCTATTGGGTATGGTCTTCCCGCTGCCACACAATATACCAATCCTGAGAAGTATGAATACACTGGCACGACTATTCCTCAGGCAGATCCTAATGGTTTGTTCTCTCCTGACAGTGCCGAAGGTACTTGGGTGATGTGTTCTGATCCTTCTGGTAGTGGCAAAACCCGTCCTGTTTATGTTGAACCCCGTGTGATTGTTTCTCCCTTCAAACTGTGATGAACTCTAAAGGATTTACTCTTATTGAGTTGCTGATTGTTGTTGCTATTGCTGGTATTGGATGTGCTGCTTTGTTTAGTATTGCCACAGGCAACTCTATTGTTCCATCCAAACAATCCTGTATTGCTGCTGGAGGCAAATGGTCTGAAGGCATTCAATACGGTCGTATCACTCAACTCTGCACTTATAACTGATAAATAATAATACCTGTGTGGTTCGCATCTATCAGGTAGAAAGGGTGCTCTCGGGCACCTTTTCTTGTATAAATAGTATTGCGAATCACAACAGAGTAGAACTATGACTTCACAAAGTCCAAGAATATACTTGTATAAGATTACCTTTGAAGAGGTTCCTTACTATTATTATGGAGTTCATAAAGAACGAAAGTATAATGAATACTATATGGGTTCTCCATACACTCATAAATGGTGCTGGGAACTTTATACTCCCCAAAAACAAATACTTCAATTTTTTGACTTCACGGATGAAGGTTGGTTGGAAGCAAATTTAATTGAAGATAGGTTAATTAAACCATTTTACAACACTGACAAATGGTGTTTGAATGAGCATTGTGGTGGCAGAATATCTCTTAAAGTTTTGAGAGAAACTGGAAAAAGAATGGGAAAAATAAATGGGAAAAAGCATAGAGAAAATGGAACTGGTTTCTTTAGTTTATCCACAGAACAAAAAATAGAAAATGGTAAAAAAAGAGGAAATGAAAGAAAAATTGAAAAAAATGGAGTTTGTGGTAGAAGTCCAGAAAAAATGAGTGAAGATGGCAAAAAGGGGGCACAAAAAGCAAAAGAACTTGGAGTTGGTGTACATTCACTTACATTAGAACAAAAAAAGGAAGCAGGTAGGAAAGGTGGAAAGAGAAGTGCAATCAAAAATAAAGAAAGTAAGATTGGTATTTTTTCACTAACACAAGAACAATTGAGTGAAAATGCTAAAAAAGCAAACTCACAAAAATGGATGTGTCTTGAAACAGGATATATTACAAATGCTGGAGCACTTTCAAAATATCAAAAAGCAAGAAATATAGACACTTCTAAAAGAGTTAGAGTATCATAAGGACACTTTGAGAACTGGCATATAAGGACTTCACAGGTGACCTTAGATGTCCTATAATACTTTCGTACACAAAGGAGGTTTTTCAAATGGTTCGTGTGGTCTACAACAGTTGTTACGGTGGGTTCAATCTGTCCCGTGAAGCGTGTAAGCGTTACTGGGAACTTCAAGGCAAAGAAGTTTGGATTGAACAAGACGAACAATTCAAATCTCTTGATATGTTCACTGTTTGGTTGGTTCCACCTGAAGAACGTGCTGTAAAACCAGAACCCTGGTATTCTGCACCAATTGAAGAACGGATTGCTTACAACAAAAAGCATTCCGAACAAACTTGGTATTACGATAATGTTGCCCGTCACGACCCTATTCTTGTTCAAGTTGTAGAAGAGCTGGGTGACAAAGCAAACGGTTCGTATGCTAAACTTGCTATTGAAGAAGTCTCTGGTCCTTATCGTATTGATGAATATGATGGGTATGAGACTGTTAAAGAACCTGATGGTTACGATTGGATTACTCCCTGATGTAAAATGATTGGACGCATTCTTGGCACAGGAATCGGAATACTTCTGATTCTTCTTGTGCTTCTTGCAAGAGGTATTCCTGTCTTGTTCTTTATCAAGATGCTACCTCTTGTTCTGATTCTTATTCTGGGAGCAGCATTTATCTATGCTGGTCTCACTTCTGACTGATTGTTCTTTACTTAATTAACTTAAATTATGTCTACTGGAAAAATTGCTATTGGTGTTGGCGGTGTTTTTCTGGCACTGATTCTCACTGCTGGTCAATTCACTACGATTAACACTGGTGAAAATGGTCTCTATATTGGATTTGATGGTCAGGTGAAGAACGAAGTTCTCACTCCTGGTATCAAATACGATGGTTTCGGTTCTATTAAGGTATTCAACACTCGTAAGATCACGGTACAATCCAGTGATCTGACTCCCAAGACCAAAGACAACACCATTATGAAAGATATGGATGTTGTGGTTACTTATAGTCTGTCTCCCACCAGTCTGTATAATTTCTACACTGGTTATGATATTACCAATCACGGTGTCAGTGAGAATGGTCAGATTGAACTGATGGCAAGTTTCATCAAACGTCTGATTACTTCTGCCGTGAACCAATCGGTTGATGAATATCCTGCTCTGGAAGTGAACAGCAGTCTGGATAAGATTCAAGAAACTATCAAACAGAATCTGAATCTGTCTCTGGAGAAAAACAATCTTGCTGGTAAGATTGATATTGAATCCGTTGTGGTTGTGAAAGCAGACCTGCCTGACGCACTGGTTGCCTCTGTGAACCGTGTGGTTGCTGCTCAATCGGCAAATAAAGAGCAAGAGGTGAAAACACGCACTGCTCAACTGAAAGCAGAAGAGAATAAGGCACTTGCTTCTACTGTGACGACTCAATCTCTGGAGTATCAACGTAACGAAATCCTCAAAGCAGCATTTGAGAATGGTAGCATTCAAAAGATGGTGATTATCAACGGTGCTAAGATGGATTTCCTGCCTGGTGGTCTGACTGGTAAGTGATTATGAAATACCGTATCGTTTCCCGTAATAGTTCCCTTTGGGATGGTAGTTATGGAGATTACCCTTATTATTATGCTCAAATGAATGTGTTTGGCATTTGGATTGATTGTCGTTTTCATCCTTTTAAATCTGTATATAA